CTCACAAAAATGAAAGACTATGCAACCGTAATAGGTTGTAATGCAATCTATCGAGATTTTACACCTGATATATTAGTGGCATTAGATTCAAGAATTTCACATGAAATATATCGTAAGTCAAATCTTAAAGATATGAAGATATATCTAGGATACTGGACACCTGTGCCAGTGTTTGTCGCAAAAGAAATGATGAAGACAATGGCAGACAAGACTGATATTGTTTGGAATGATAGTGATGAAGTTGTCTATCACGGCGCTGACGGTGTGTTTACACTTACAAAGGGACACAATTTAGGTATAACTTATATCACAGGCGTTTTTAAAGATGATGACATAATAGATATTGAACCAGATGTAGATGGTTTTGCTTATGCTACAGGCAGTCGATCTGTACATCTTGCCTGTGAGTTAAGTGCCAAAGAAGTTTACATAGTAGGACATGATCTATATTCTGATACAGATAAAGTAAATAACATATATGCTGGCACAGATAGTTATGCTGATAAAGACGCATTAGCAGCCAAACCTGATAATGTAGATGAAACATTTAATTGGATCCTACAACATAAAAATACATTTGATAAATTTCCTAACGTGCAATTCTATAAAGTAAATAAAGGCACCGAAGCAAAAACAGATATGCCAATAAAAGAATGGTCAGATTGTCCTAATCTAAAATATATAACACAAGAAGAAATGGCTCAAATGCTTTACAATTAGCAAAAAAGGTGATATAATATTGATATGACATTAGAAGAATTACAACAATCAGTCAACAAAGACTTTAAATTAGATGATACTGAATTAGATACTGAATCAGTAAACATACCTTTATTACATAACAAATACTTAATACATTATAATAAGTTTTCTTTACTATTAAAAAAGTCAGAATACGATCATAAAAGTATGATAAGAGATAAGTGGGAATATTATACAGGTAAGGCAGACCCTAGTGTGTATCGAGAAAAACCTTTTGATATAAAAGTTTTAAAAGCAGATGTACATATCTATATGGATTCTGATTCTGATTTACAGAAGGCAGATCAAAAGGTTGCATATCTAAATCAAATAGTAAAATATCTTGAGCAGGTATTAAGAAGTGTAAACAATAGAACATTTTTAATTAAGAACGCTATTGAATGGAAGAAGTTTACTAGTGGCGCTATTTAATGTTAGACATTACAAACTATATTAAATATTTCCCAAATGCATTAGATAAATCTACTGCTCAATTAGTTGTAGATCACTATTACAAAAACGCACCTTGGCGTAAATCTTCTTTTGCTACAAATGCAGGACTATCTCCTGAGTCTTCTAAAAAAGTTTTAATGAATGAGTATTGGATTAAGAAAGGCGATATGTATTATGATGATTTAAAAAAATCATTTCGTTATATGGTAATTGAATATTGTAAAACACACTCAAAAATTATTCCAGAAAGATTTACAGATTTTAGATTAAATCATTATTCAGAAGGTGGATTTATGAAAAATCATATTGATAATATACACCACTCACATGGACAGAAATTTGGCTATCCACACATAACAGCATTAATGTTTTTAAATCATAATTATAAAGGTGGTGAGCTTGTATTGTGTGATGGCAATTACAAACCGCAAAAAAAACAAGGTGGTGGTGTTGTGTTTCCTTCTAATTTTATGTTTCCACATGAAGTAAAAAAAGTTATCAAAGGTCATAGATATTCTTTAATGACTTGGATTCTTTAATCGTATATAGTCTGTTTATTTAACTTATAAATATAAGTAAGTATGAAAACATTGAAAGTACATTTATATGATTATCAATCACGACAACTCTAATCTCATTATCATAGAAAAAAAGAACGAAGTTTACATTACGGTAGACTGCGAGTCGGATATACAAAGAGAGATATCTGAATTTTTTACTTTCTATGTGCCAGGATATAAGTTTATGCCAGCATTTCGTACTCGTATGTGGGATGGCAAGATAAGATTATTTTCACAAAAGACAAAAGAGATATATTTTGGCCTATATCCTTACATCAAAGCATTTGCCGAAGAAAGAGGTTACAATATAGTAGCCGCCAAAGATGTAGAGATAGATAATAAGGTCGATAAAGATGTTGTCACTAAATTTTCTAATAGTCTAGGTCAGAAATTTGAGGCAAGAGATTATCAGATAGACGCAATATATCATAGTTTAAAACGCAATAGGGCCCTCCTGGTGAGTCCTACGGCGTCTGGTAAGTCATTCATCATATATTCCTTAATTCGTTATTATTCGCACCTAATTAAGAATGACACTAATAATAGAACATTACTGATAGTGCCGACAACATCACTAGTAGAGCAGATGTATACCGATTTTGAGTCATATGGATGGAATGTAAAGAAATATTGTCATAGATTATATAGTGGATATTCTAATCAGACAGATAAGAAGGTCTTGATATCTACATGGCAATCACTATATAAACTACCAAGAGAATATTTTAAACAGTTTGGCTGTGTGTTTGGCGATGAGGCACATCTATTTAAATCAAAGTCATTAACAGAAATTATGACTAAACTAGTTGATTGTAAATATCGTATAGGTCTTACAGGTACTTTAGATGGCGCTCACACACATAAGTTAGTGTTAGAGGGATTGTTTGGCGCCGTAAATAAAGTGACTACAACTAAAAAACTTATGGACAAGAAACAGTTAAGTAATCTAGCAGTCAGATGCTTAATACTTAAACATAGTGACGCCAATTGCAAAATGATAAGCAATGGTAAATATCAAGATGAGATAGACTATCTAGTTTCAAGTAATGCAAGAAATAATTTTATTCGTAATCTAGCACTTAAAATAAAAGGCAACACATTAGTTTTATTTCAGTTAGTAGAAAAACATGGTAAAGATTTATTTAAAAGTATAGAAGACAAGGCCGAAAAAGATCGAAAGGTTTTTTATATCTATGGTGGTGTCGAAACGGAAGAGAGAGAAAAGGCAAGAGCAATAGTAGAGAATGAAACCAATGCCATTATCGTAGCAAGTTATGGCACTTTCTCGACAGGTATTAACATTAAGAATCTACATAATATAATCTTTGCAAGTCCCTCTAAAAGTAGAATAAGAAATCTACAATCTATCGGTAGAGGATTGAGATTAGGTGACAATAAAGTTAATGCGACATTATACGATATAGCAGATGACTTACAATACAAATCAAAAGAGAATTTTACCCTTAAACACTTTCAGGAAAGAATAAATATATACAACGAGGAAGAATTCGATTACGAGATACATAATATTAACCTAAAGGATTAAAATGGATAAAGATTATCGTATGGTAAGATTAATAGATGGTACTACTATCATGGGTAGTATTGTTGTTGATAAAGATTTCTTACGAATCACAGACGCATTAGAATTAAATACAGTAAAGAGAGAAACAGAATTCGGCATGAAGGACGACTCTACTTTAGCGCCTTGGTTGCCATTTACCGATGATAAGATATTTGTTATTCCTAGAGATAAGATATTAGTAATTACCCAAGCGGACAAACACATTTCACATTACTACGAAGTTATATTAAGTAAAGTAGAAAAGGCAAAAGCAAATGCCAAACCTACCTTATCTGCCGAGGAGATGGAAAAAATATATAAACTGGCAGATCAGATGGATAAAATGCAAAAAATTGACCAGAGAGAAACGCATTGGTCAGAAGAAGAATTGATAGATTTATTTGGAAAGAAAACTATACATTAAGTACTACCTATAGCTGGTTCCCCAAGCGACTACATAGTCAGTATAACATGGGATACCCAAGTCGTCAAGCGTTTTTCAAAA